TCGGTCCAACGGCCTTGGGTGGGGTGCCTTCGAGCTGGACCCGGACGTGGAGATGGCCTTGAAGGTTCTGCCCGTGCAGAAGTTCGAGTTCCGCCGCGAGTAGTCCGCATTGGGGAGGCTTTGGCCTCCCCTACTATTGGCAGTGCTGGATAGGATTGTTGTGCAAGGTTAAGAAGTGAAGTGGAAGGGCGGGCTTGGTGAGGCAGAATAGGATCGGACGATATGGAAGGGAAGGGTTCGTTGGGGCGGTAGAGTAGAGTTGAGGAGAGTCTGGGCTTGGCTTGGTTTGAAGTGCAGCGGCGGTGTTGGATTGGAATGTCTGGTTACGGTGTGGTAAGGCGGTATTGGAAGGTTCAGTAGGGGATAGGTTTGATCAGGTCAGTAGTGGCAGTAAGGCATCGCCTCGGAATGATATGCTCTGTCAGGGTATGGAAGGTAGCGGCAGTACAGGACCGGATTGCCTTGGAGGGTTGAGAACTGGATAGAAGAGGCAGTAGAGTTGCGGAGTGGGATGGGTCGCTGTGGTTAGGTTGGTAATGGCAGTACCGGATCGACTTGAACCGCTGGGAAATGAATAGAAGAGGCATGGACGGGCAGGAAGGACAAGAGACATGACAATGGTGTCTGAAATTCGCGAGATGCATAACAGAGCACGGAGTGCTGGCAAGACCCTTCTTGCAGAGGACGTCGTCAAGTGGGCGAAGTCGAAGAAGGACTATCCCGATTTGTACGAGCATCTGTGGGGTGAGTCCGAGGATGTCCTTTTGGCAGAGGCCCGACTGTCGAGAGCCCACCGGCTGATCATCTCGATCAAGACGACCGTGGAGCCTGGTCGTGAGACACGTGTTTACGTGCACACCAAGAGCGAGCCCGGCTACTACAGCAAGGAGCAGGTCGAGTCCGACCCCAACCTGGTGGAGATCCACATGCAGCGCCTGCGGGACGACATCTGGAAGGTTCTCCAGAAGTACCGTGCGTGCGCTGCCTTCCTCGACGAGCGCGCTGTCGGCCTCGGGCGCAAGCTTGAGGAGGCGTGGGACGCGACATTCAAGCCGGGGCACACCCCCAAGACGGAAGATGTGGAGGAGTCCCATCCTCCGCACTGAATATGAAGGAGATACTATGGATCAGCCAAAGCCCGCGATGAAGCCGGACAAGGAAGAACTGCTGGAGCGTATCGTCCGGCTGGTCGATGACCTGGAACGGTACAAGGCGGCCGTCGCAGGCAAGAGCGACCTGGAGATCGGCCCCGCCACTATCATCTATGCATTCGACCAGTGCGAACACGCCTTGCTTGATGCACGTGAACTTCTCAAAGGATGACCCCGGACATGGACGACCGCGACATTGTAGAGCGCCTGCAAATAGGATTTGGAGCGGCAGTAGGGGTCTTGGATCGATTAGGTGCGAACCGAACCGGATCGTAGTGGCAGTAGTGGTTCGGAGTGGCATGATAGGGATTGGTTGGTAGTAGCAGAACTGGTGAGGATTGATCTGGTACGAGGAGTACAGATAGGTATCGGCAAGGCTGTAGGGTAATGGCTTGAAGCGATCAGGAACGGTCCGTACCGCTTCGGAATGGCTGTAAAGTATTGGTTCGATGTGATCAGTTTCGGAGTGGCAGCAAAGGATGGGACCGATAACGTTCGGTTGGTAGCGGTATATGGTGGTAAGGACGGGTTTGGCAGTAGAGGAGAGTCGCGATAGGGATCGGTTAGAGGTGGTACGGAGCGGCAGTATTGAAGAGGCGCGGCATGGTCTGGTCCGTATGGCAGTAGTGGTTCGGAGTGGCCAGCTCCGGTAAGGAATGACACGGTTCGGAGAGGCGGCGCTGGATAGATAACGTTCGGACCGTTGCGAATTGGTTTGGCAGTAAAGGATGGTTGTGGTTTGGGTCGTTGGGGTCGGGAACGTTCAGGTTTGGCAGTATCGGATTGGTCGAACAGATAGGGATCGGACTGAACCGGCAGCATTGGATGGATGCGGTTCTGTAAGGCATGGAGGGGCGGTAATGGATAGGAGTGGACCGTTGTGAACCGTACCGATAGGCACCGGAACGGTATGAACCGGAATGGCAGTACCGGAATGATAAGGACTGGTGAGGTAAGGGAGTGCCTGTTACCTCTTCTGTTTGACTACGGGTGCTGTGCATCGGTCACGCTCGTACAGCTCTGTGCACGGTACGCAGGCGAGTTGCTTGATCCTGAATGGAACGGCTGCTGCCTTGATCTGCGACTCGACCTGATTGGTGACGGAGAGACATTCGTTGAAGTCATTGAACTGCAAGATTATGGTTTTCTGTTCCTCGATTGGAACAGGGGGAAGGCCTTGCCAGGAGATGATTGCGTATAGGAGCCATGGCTTGAAGATCATCGTCGTACCTCTTTGTATCATCAGCCCCAGGTGGGGCATGTTACATTGAGTGGTGCCGAGGACCAAACGAGGTGCACAGGTCATGCCTAGCGTCGATTATCTGTCAATGTCTACGGACGATCTCAGGGCGTTGCTGGCACACTATCGGCAGTGCCTGATCGTCTTCCCCAGACTGCACAGTTCCAGGCGTGGCAACTTCCCAATCGATGTGCAGAGGTGCAGGGATCAGATCAGAGAAATCGAACTTGTTCTTCAAGGTCGTTCACCCAGTCGCGCTCAACTCCGTGGTCCTCTCAGGGAGTTCAAGGTTTACGGACAGGGATCGGGTGAGAAGGCCATGTCGGGTCCGAAGAAGTCATAGTTTTGGTATATAAGGGATATCAAGGGAGAGAATCGAAGTGGTATGGACGGACAGAAGGGGAACGGCGGGGATGAGTTGGCTCAAGAGGATTTTGGTCGAGTGGGGCTGTCCCTACTGTGGCAAGACCGACAACCCCGACTGGGCTCAGAACTGCCTGGGATGTGGCCGATGACGCGGGATGACCTAGATCGGTTTGCGAAAGAGCCCGATGGGACCAGACGCACCCTTGGCCACACGATTGTGGCGTGGTGGCTTGGTAATTGGTGCACAGCGGGGAAGTTGCATACGCATAACCAACTGCGATCTCTCATTGAGATGATCGATCTCGCTGTAGCCAAGGACCCGCCTGAGCCACCCAAGCCGACACCTCCTCAGTCACCAAGACCGCAACCGCTACCACCCAAACCCGAAGACGGCGATTGGCCTCAGCCGGGGGATGTTGCTCGATGATCGCGTACCGCACGGGTGAGGTCTTTGACAAGGGTCACATGATCGGGAAGATCAAGATGAGGTCGGGCAAGCGCTCACCTAGTTGGGCTTTCTATCCGAGGTTTGCCACAGGCACTCTCTCGCCAAGTCCCACGATCGAGTCGTCCAGCCGGGCAGATATCGAGAACAAGCTCGGATGTGTATGGCACAAGAAGGAGACGAGGTAATGAGCGAGGTCTACCAGGTCTTCTCTCCTACTGGTGCTGCCGGTTCCGGTGATGGTAGTTACAGGGGCGTTAGCCTGCGTGATCATATTGCGATCAAGGCGATGGAGATCATTATCAAGAGCGCTAGTCAAGGTGCGACAGCCACCGCCATCGCTGATGGGGCCTATTCGATGGCTGATGCCATGCTGGAAGCTCGTAAGAAGCAGCGTCCGTAGCTGGACCGCGCCGCCAAGGAAGAGGGATGACCCCCATGAACAGACGCAAATTCCTCGTCGCTGCCGTGGCTGCCGCCATCGCTCCTGCCGCTGCCACTGGCGACGCTTCCGATCTGGGATGGTTACAGTACGCAGATGATATTCATCTACGCGTACATGCGAGTCGGCTCGGTGAAGTACTCCGCACGGCGCGCGAGAGTTTCCGCGGATATGGGGTTGAAGTACTCGATCAGGAATGGTGCAACGTGTACATCTATGCTGGCCCATTACCAACCAAGTTTATCACATCGACCAAGAATGAAGGATGACCCCCGACAACAGAATGCGATAGACGGCGGACGCGGTAGGTGCACTCTGCGCCGTTTGTGACAGGCTCGGCGGGCGGCCTCGCAACTGCGCAAGCAGAAGCCCTGCAAAGCCTCCTTGCTGTAGCGCATCGGCTCGATCCTAATCGGGGCTTGTGACCCGGGTCTCTCGTTTGTAATCTCACGCGCATGAATTGACTGTAAGCCCCCAACGCATCGGGTCACAGCAAGCATGCCGCGCACTCGCCTTCCACGCTTCCGAACCCGTCTCAACACAAGGCACTCAAACAGCCACCGCAACGGCGTTGATCCGAGGTTGGTTGACAATCCGCATATCGCGGAAGCTGTGCGCGCGGATAACAAGAAACCACACAAGAATCTGTCTCGTGTGGAACAGTACAAGAAGCACCGAAAACCAGAAGACGAGATACCCGAGGACGTCATCCTCGAAATGGGTGAGTTGATGAAGCCGGGTCGTCCGGTTCATCTCGAGTACACGGAGCTGACCTTACGCATTATCTATGGGCTCGCCGCCATTCAGTGCACCAAGATCGAGGCCGCGTCGGTGTTCGGTACCTCGCCCTCGACCTTCAATCGATTCCTACGCGATTATCCACAAGCCGCCGATCTCTGGTACAACGGCCAACCATCCGGTAGGGCATCGCTGCGGAGAATGCAGTTTGCGATGGCTGAGAAGTCGGCCCCAATGGCGATATGGTTGGGTAAGCAGTTCCTTGACCAGCGTGACAAACTGGATGTATCGGGACCCGGTGGTGGACCCCTGCAGTCAATGACGGTTGATGCGGCTCAACTAGCCAAGCTGACTCCGAAGCAAAGGTTGGCCCTGACCGAGGCGTTGCAGATACTCAGACCGGATGAGTTCGAGGGTGTGACCATCAACGAGAACGCCAAGCAGATCGAGTACGATCCCGATGGATGAGATAGCCACCCTCATTGACTATGTGAAGACTGGTTCAATTGAGGACCCGATCAAGGCACCACGGACAACCAATACCTGGCCTGTCGACTATGGTCAGGTAAGGCGGTGGCGCAAGCGCAAGCTGAAACTGTTTGCAGAGCAGCCCGATGAACTCAAGAGAGCCTGGTTATGGTATAAGCACAGGCCGGTAGAATTCATCAATCACTGGTGCGATACCCACGACCCGAGAAACATCGGTAAAACCGATGAAAACGGCACCCCTCTGCCGGTTGTCCTGCCATTGGTCATGTTCAAGAGGCAGGACGAACTATGTCAATTCGTCATGCAGTGCATGGAGGAGGAGGCAAACGGACTGATCGAGAAGTCACGGGATATGGGGGCGACGTGGACGTGCATCAGTCTATCCACCCATCAGTGGCTCTTCTGGGAGAACAATGTGATCGGGTGGGGGAGTGCTACAGCGGACAAGTTGGACAAGCTGAGCGACCCCGATACGATCTTCGAGAAGTTCAGGTTGCAGGTTATGGGTTTGCCGGAGTGCTTCAAGCCCAAGGGCTTGTCGAGAGATCGGCACCTGCTTCTCAATCGGTTGATCAATCCGAGCAACAGATCAATCATCACAGGGGAGATCGGGGACAAGATCGGGAGGGGTGGGAGGACCAAGATCTACTTCATCGATGAGAGCGCCCATCTCGAGCACCCAGGGTTGGTGGAAGCCGGACTGTCAGAAAACACACGTGTCAGGATCGATATGTCGAGTGTCTCCGGGTTGGGGACTGTTTTCCATCGGGCACGGAGGGGAGGGTTGGAGTGGAACCCAGGGCAGAAGATGACGAAGAAGAGGACCAATGTGTTCATTATGGATTGGTCCCATCATCCGGCTAAGACGAGGGACTGGTACAAGGAGAGGGCTGAGTTCTTTGCCAATAAGGGCATGAGCCATGTGTTTGCGCAGGAGATCGACAGGGATTATGCGGCGGCGGTTGAGGGTACGGTGATACCGAGGAAGTGGTTGGAGTCGTGTGTCGATGCGCATAGGAGGTTGAAGCTGACGGGGGTCGATGAGGGTGGGAATTTTGTCGGACTGGACGTGGCGGATGGGGGAGTGGACAGCAATGCAGCGGTCGGGAGGAAGGGTTGGTTGGTGAATTCAGCCGATCAGTGGGCGGATCGGGATACGGGGGTTACAACGAGGCGTGCGGTAGCGTTGTGCAGTCTTAAACTACCTTGTGAACTATTGTACGACTCGGTTGGTGTTGGTTCAGGAGTTAAGGCTGAAACCAATCGGATGGAAGAGGACGGATTGCTACCAAGAGGGATCAAGATAACCCCATGGAATGGGGGTCAGAAGGTCGTTAATGGATCGGGTAGGATCATTGCCAATGATGCATCCAGTCCGACCAACAAGGACTACTATTTCAATCTCAAGGCACAGGGTTGGGGAACGTTGAGATTGAGGGTCTACATCACCCACATGGCGGTTACGGAAGGGAGGACTGTGAACGCCGATGACATCATCTCATTTGACTCGCAGTCCATCTCGGACACCATGCTTGCGAAGCTTCTTGAAGAGTTGTCACAGGCGACGCAGACCCCGAACACCAAGGGCAAGATGGTGGTGGACAAATCACCCGATGGAATGGCCTCACCCAACCTGGGGGATGCGTGTGTGATTTGCTGTCTCCCGTTGCCCGATTACTCGTTCATGGGCTTGGAGCATATCGCCATGCCGCTCGCTGTCAGTGCTGGTGACTTCAAGATGGTCTGTACGCAGTGCGGTAGCCGCAACATGGTCCAGTTGCAACACAATCTCTACCAATGCAGTGACTGCAGTTTCCTGGCGCGCAATGATATGATCGGCGGGTTCGAGGGTGTGCACACCTACGGGGGTAGAAGATGACTGACGATCTAGTGGTGGACCTGTTCAACACAGTTCTTCCTCCTTTGGGCAAGGGTTACCCAGAGTATCGGGATGATCAAGCTCGCGGCTCCGATGGACGTTGGTCTGGTGGAGGCGGATCGGGAGCTAGTGAGGGTCGTGCCAAGGGCGGCAAGCCGCGCAAGACGGGTGTGAGTGATGCGACTGTCAAGAGACGCGCTGCCAAAGCCAGGAAGGAACTGGAGGCAGCCGCCAAGCAGTCGAGGGATGCGCTTGAGAAGGCAAAGACAACCCTCAAGAAGCCTCAACCTAATCCCGATTCCCTGGAGCGTATCAGGCGCGCTCTTGAAGATGCAAAGAACCGGCAGCAACAGGCCAACGATCAGTTGAGGAAGGAGCCGGAGGAAGTGCTCAAGGGGCTGCGCACGACCAGTATAATGCTTGGCATCGGTCAGATTGCGCTTGAGGTCGCCATTCTCAGTCAAGCGGTTCAGTTTGCCGGCGCAGTTCATCCGCTAGCTGGTGTCGCTGTCGCCCTTGGTGGTCTTGCGTACATTACCTATGATGCGTTCCAGCTGCTGCGCGGCAAGGACTGACCGGGAAGAAGAACCACAATGGCCGGATTGAGAGACCTGGTACAGTCGGGTAGGCGCTGGCTCATGATGCGCACACCCACGCCCAACCCGAAGCCATTCGAAGAGATGGGCGTGTCGGGCACCGCTGTCTACGGCGGCTATGTGCAGATCAAGGAACGGTCTGCAGACTGGATCGGCTGGCGGAAGTACATGACGTCTTCCGATCTGGCGGTCAACACATCAATCGTTGCTGCCGGTCTGCACTACTTCTGCAATCTCGTTGCGTACCCTGAGTGGAAGGTCGCGCCATCGGACGAAAAGGATCAGGAAGCCTGCGACCTCGCCAAGTACATGGATGAGGTCATCAAGAAGATGAACACTCCGTGGTACAAGGTTGTACGCCGCGCAGCTATGTATCGCTTCCATGGCTTTGGTGTGCAGGAGTGGACTGCCAAGCTGAGGGATGATGGACTGGTCGGCTTGCAGGACATTGAGTCGCGCCCGCAACACACAATCGAGCAGTGGGATGTGGACGAGCAAGGCAGTATCAGAGGTGTGTGGCAGCGCAGCCCGCAGACAGGTGCCCTCCTGGGTCTGCCCCGATCCAAGTTGATCTATCTGGTTGAGGATACACTGACCGACTCGCCTGAGGGATTGGGCATCTTCAGGCACATGGCCGATCCCTACAAGAGGTTGAAGGCTCTCCAGGAGCTCGAGATCAGGGCCTACGAGCGCGACATGCGCGGCATCCCGATTGCGAAGATGCCGCTTGCCAAGTTGCAGGAGATGGTCAAGACGGGGGTTATCACTGAGCAGCAAGCTCAGAAGATGATCAACGACATGAAGCAGATGGTGGCTTTGCAGGTCAAGCAATCGGACACAGGGCTGGTCCTCGACTCCAGTCAGTACGTGTCTGTGTCATCCGATGGCTTCTCCATCTCGAGCGCCCCCTTGTGGGACTTCTCATTGCTGACTGGTGGTGCTGTTGGGCATGCTGAGATCGCGGCGGCGATTGATCGGGTACAGCGTGAGATCGCCCGCATCATGGGCGTTGAGCATCTGATGATGGGCGACCAAGGCGGCAACCGCGCGCTGTCTGAGGACAAGAGCCGCAATCTCTACCTGATCGCCAACTCTGTGCTGAAGTACATCTCAACGCAGGCGCAGCACGACATTATCAACCCGCTGTGGGCGTTGAATGGCTTCCCTTGGGAGAAGCGCCCTACCTTCGAGACCGAGGATGTCACGTTCAAGAATGCTGAGTCGGTAACCAATGCCATTGGGAAGATGGCACAGGCTGGTGCGGTACTTGCGCCTCATGATCCGGTCATCAACGATGTGCGCGATCTCCTGGGTGTGAGCCGCGTTCCCGATGAGATCATTCAGGAGCAGGTCGACCAGCAGAAGCAGATGCAGAATGCGCAGCAGCAGGCCCTCAAGATGCCTCCAGGTCTCAAGCTGGGACAGAATGGCAAGGGGCCGATGGGAGGTGGCAAGGGCACACAGGTGCAGGGTGCCAAGTTCCCACAGGGCAAGGGTGCAGCACCATTCGCCAATGGAGGCAAGACCAAGAAGGCAGCCAATGGCTACGCAAACGGTCATGATGTTGAGAAGGGCTATCCGGAGTACAATGCAGCGCAAGAGCGCGACATGCGGACTGGGCGCTGGTCGGGTGGGTCGGGCGGACTGACGGGGCAAGACACAGCAGCTCTCGAGAAGGCGCTCGCTGAACGATTCCCGGGGCATGTTGTCGGGGTGACACCGTATGCTGGTGGTCACGAGATCGAGATTGCCATCAAGACAGCCGACGGTCGTGTTCAGATGGGCGAGGTCTTCCTGCCTCTTGAGCAGAACCGCCCCTTGACCTTCGCAGCTATCTTCACGACCCCCGATGCCGACGGTCGCAAGTTCGCCAAGGACTTTCTCGCCTTCCTCCATGATGCAGCGATAGCGGCCAAGACAAGCAACATTCAAGCCGATGCGGCTGGTGCTGGTGGATACGTGTGGCCGAAGATGGGCTTCGAACTGCAGCCTCAAGGTCGCGATACGGTTCAGCAGACAGTCAACGAGTTCCTGGGGCTGATCAAGGGGAGGACCGATCAAGCGTATAAGGTGCTGGACCGATCGGATTGGCGAACACTCAACGGGCTCCTCAAGGCTGGAGGTCTCGACCTACCTGGGAAGCTGGCCAACCTCGATATTGACCTGACCCCTGAACAGGCCACCCGCATCTCTCTCAACAACCGCTACCTGCATGCATCCGAACGACCTACATTGGGCAAGGCGTTGCTCGTTGGTGTCACCCGATCGTATAGCCTCCCATCGAGCAAGTACGGTCAGTTGAAGGCCTGGTATGAGAGGCAGCGATAGTCATGGCGACCGCAAGGACCAGGCTCAAGGGCAACGCAGCGCGCCAAGCCGGCCTCGTATCACTCGAGGATGTCCTCTTCTCCATCATGGAGGATGAGGAGGCGACGCGCGGTCCCAAGACAATCGGCAAGGGCTATCCAGAGTATCAGGATGATCAGCCAAGGGATGAACATGGCCGATGGTCTGGTGGAGGTGGTGGTGAGCGCAACATTGCCAAGAATCTCCTACTACGTAATGAGGCAAAGCAGGGAGGGCGCATCTCGCCTGAGGAGTTCAAGAAGAACTATCTGAACGATGAGCAACGCGCCTTCATCGCGAGCGCTGAGGCAAGGCTGGCCAAGTCTTCCAGGACAGAGGACTACGTTGAAGATGGTGGTTTCAAGCAACGCAATGGTCGTTGGACACCCGAACGACAGCGGTTGCATGAGCAGATAGTTCGTGACTACATCGAGAAGGGTCTCGAAAACGCCGTACCTGAAGAAGGAGAGGCGCCAACAGCCATCCTATTGGGCGGACGCGGCGGGTCGGGGAAGACCACAGCGACCAAGGATTTGATCGATACCAGCAACTTCATCAACCTGAACTCCGATGACATCAAGGCGATGCTACCAGGGTTCGAAGGATGGAATGCTGGCTTGTTCCATGAGGAGTCGTCCTTCATCTCCGATCAGATCGAGCGCGCCGCGCGTGAACTTGGTTTGAACATTCTCTACGATGCGACGCTCAAATCCGAGACATCGGCAACCGATCGTGTATCCAAGTACGAGGCGGCTGGTTACAACATCGAAGGTGTATTCGTTCACACGACCCCTGTGACCTCAGCCGAGCGCGCAATGGATCGTATGATGCACACAGGTCGTTACGTACCACCTGAGTACATCCTCGAGTCCCGCTCCAATGAAGCGACCTTCGATGCGATCAAGAATCGCATGAGCAAGTGGACGCTGATCGACAACAACGGCGACTTCAATCCCAAGGTGATAGCCAGAGGTGGCAAATGAACCAGTTCCAACGTGAAATGCGCCAGCTGGCCAAGAACCTCGATGAGATGGAGAAGATGTTGGACCGCACCTTCAAGGCCTACAATCCCGATGAGGCGCGCGACCAGGCCGGCAAGTGGACAGGTGGGGTTGGTGGCGGGAGTACAGGGGACACTGCCGACCGCATCAGGGACAAGAAGAAGAAGCTGAGCGAAGCATTCGACCGGGC